AAATTGCAGGAAAAATGACATTACACGATATGATTCGCGAATGTGGATTAACTCCTATAGAATGTGGATTTGATGATGGAGATGATCACAGTGATGACGAAAGTGGATTTGATCAAATTAAAAAATCAATTCAAGGTTTTTGGAATCCTGAAGAAAAGAATTTCACAATTGGCGGAACCCGTGCAAAAATCAAAGTCATTGACGGATTTAAAGCAGGCGAGTTTTCTAATGCCACAGAGGATGATGTTAAAAATGTATGCGCCTTTATTGATCACTTAGATCCAAGCCATATGATTGAAAAACATCGTATTATGAAACTAGCCGGTATAGGCGGACCAGAAATTACTATTGATGAATTAGATGAAGATGCTAATAGCGACTTTGCTTCAATGATGCAACAGTTTATGCAATCGCATCAAGATGTAAATCCTGATCAATTATTAAGCAAATTTAAACAAGATCATCCCGATGCTGTCGGCACACAACAAATGCCTAAAATGAACATTGGCGGCCATGACTTTGATTTTAACAATCCTCAAGCAATGCAAGGTCAAATTGGAAATATGATGAAAGGTATGCAGAGCCAAGTGCCTAATCAAAACATTCAATTCCCCGGCGGCCAAATGAACCCAACAGACATGATGAAACAGATCATGGGCAAAATTAACTTTGGAAAATAATATGAAAAAATTTAACGAATCACAACTATTGGACAAAGTCCGTGGTCTTAGAGAATATCTAGCAATTACTGAAGCAGATGCGTTAGCACCAAATCCGTATGCTAATGATCCTAAGCAGGCGGCTATCTATGCAACACTAAGTCCAGCAGATCAAGCATGGGCAACTAAAGGCGGCGGCAAACCAGATTTAACAGACAAGTACATCGCGGCAAGAGCACCAAACAAATTCAAACCGGTAGCGCAAGCACCAACGACGGATGTTTTAACAAGAGGATTAGGCGCAACACCGCCAGTGGCAGGATCAGGTAGTGCTAATAATACTACAATTGTTCCACAGCAAGCTCCTGCACAATCGGCAATGAATCAAGCAAGTGCAAGTACAAGTGCACCTGCAAATACTGCAAATTCAATGGGTGTATCACCTCATGCAAATGTTGCAGGTAGCCCAACTGCTGTTAATGTACCGGCTGCACCAGCGGCTCAGGGCGCAATACAAGCAGCCGATATTCCTAAAGTTGCACGATTTAAAGAATTAATTGCTAAAGCAGGTGGCGCACCGGCGGCTGCTCCGGCGGCAGGTGGCTTTTCGGAAGGTGTTAACTATTTCTTAAATAAATTAAGATTGTTAGAAGGACTAACACCTGAAGAGCAAAAAGAATTAGATACATTGTCTAGTGAACTAGCTGGATATGATGGTGTAGACACTGATGTATCTGACATGCTAGCAAAATATAAAACATTACCAAGAGCTGATGCAGTAACTGCGGCAGCTAATCCAAATAATAGCGAAGCAGGAATGGCCGCCGGCGGCGGTGGCCGTGGTGGTAATGCAACACCTGCTGACGACAATAGTGGAGCACCGCCGGTTGCAACTGATGCAACTTCTTTAGCAACGACCCAATCTGTCGCCGGTAATCAGACCGGAACAACCGCAGGGCCAGCTGCCGCTGACAATAGTGGCGCACCTCCTGCGGCTGCAACTAACTTTGACAGCATGCCATTTGGCAAAGCATTTGCTACAGCAAAAGCTCAAGGATTGAAACAATTTACATGGAAGGGTAAACCGTATGCTGTTAAAATGGCAGCTACAGCGGCAACCAAACCACCTGCTAACAAAGCAACAGTTAGTAATGCGGTTAAAACATCAGCAGAACAACAAGTTGGCGCACCTGCTGGCACATATGGCGAAAGCACGTTACCAAGTGGTCAAACAGTATACTCTGAAGACCAATCATTAGCTCGAATCATTCAGTTGGCTCGTAGCAGATAATTGAGTAAAATACTCGTATTTTAAGCAAGATTTAGCTTGCAATACTAAATAAAAGTGCGTACAATAACATGTATGCACTTTTTGTTTTATCAAGGGTGGTAAAACAAATATAGGCACATAAAGCAAACAAAGGCTAATATAGGAGAACAATTATGGCATCTTTGGCAGAAATTCGAGCAAAACTTAAGGCAGCAGAATCGAAAGGTTCAGACGGTAATAGAACAGGTGGTGACAATTCAATTTATCCATTCTGGAATCTAAAAGAAGGTAGTGAATCCGTTATGCGATTCTTACCAGACGGTAATCAAGACAACACTTTTTTCTGGGTTGAACGTGCAATGATCAAATTGCCGTTTGCAGGCGTTAAAGGTGAAACAGACTCAAAACAAGCAATCGTTCAAGTTCCATGCGTAGAAATGTATGGAGACACTTGTCCAATTCTTTCTGAGGTACGTGGTTGGTTTAAAGACCCTGCGTTAGAAGATATGGGTCGTAAGTATTGGAAGAAACGCAGTTATATCTTCCAAGGTTTTGTTACAGAAGACGGCCTTAAAGAAGATCAGAAACCGGAAAATCCAATCCGTAGATTTATCATTGGTCCTCAAATCTTTACATTGATTCGTAGTGCTTTGGTCGATCCAGAGTTGGAAGATTTGCCAACTGATTTTGTACACGGACTTGACTTCCGTATGAAGAAAGGTTCAAAAGGCGGATACGCAGACTACTCAACTTCAAGTTGGGCACGTCGTGAGCGTCCACTAAGCGACATCGAACAAGCGGCAATTCAACAACATGGCTTGTACAATTTGTCAGACTTCTTACCTAAGAAGCCAACTGAGATTGAACTTAAAGTTATGAAAGAAATGTTTGAAGCATCAGTAGATGGCGAAGCATTTGACATGGATCGTTGGGGTCAATACTTCAAACCAGCTGGCATGAGCCAGAACACTGGTGATCCACAAAAAGCATCAACTCCTAAAGCATCTGTCCCAGCGGCAGATGATCACGACGACGAGCCTGCTCCAGTAGCAAAGGCAACTCCTGCTCCAGCACCAAAAGCTGAATCTACAGCAGGCGGCGATAGTAAAGCCCAAGACATCTTGGCAATGATTCGCAATCGTCAGAAGTAAAAAACACGGCTCCCGGTTCTGATCCTATAAGGTCCCCCGGGAGCGTTTCATCATTTAGGAGAATTAACTTATGGCCACAAAAGCCTTCGATTTATCGAAATTTAGAAAGACCTTGACTAAGTCAATTGACGGTCTAGGCGTTGGATTTAACGATCCAACAGATTGGGTTAGTACAGGCAATTATACGCTTAACTACCTAATCAGCGGAGACTTCCATAAAGGAATTCCGCTAGGTAAAGTTACTGTATTTGCTGGAGAGTCTGGTGCAGGTAAGTCATTTATTTGTTCAGGTAACCTAGTACGCAACGCACAAGAACAAGGCATTTATGTTATCTTGATTGATACAGAAAATGCTCTAGACGAAAGCTGGTTACACGCACTTGGTGTAGATACTAGCGAAGATAAACTGCTTAAACTCAATATGGCTATGATTGATGATGTGGCTAAAACTATTCACGAATTCATGGCTGAGTACAAGGCAATGGAAACTCGTCCTAAAGTCTTATTTGTTGTAGACTCACTAGGTATGTTGCTAACACCCACTGACATTAATCAGTTCCAAGCAGGCGACTTAAAAGGTGACATGGGTCGTAAACCCAAAGCACTGACAGCACTTGTTCGTAACTGTGTTAACATGTTTGGTAGTTATAATGTCGGAATGGTATGTACTAACCACACATACGCAAGTCAGGACATGTTCGATCCAGATGACAAGATTAGCGGCGGACAAGGCTTTGTCTATGCGTCTAGTATTGTTGTTGCTATGAAAAAACTCAAACTCAAAGAGGATGAGGATGGCAATAAAGTAGCAGACGTTATGGGTATTCGTGCATCATGTAAGATTATGAAAACTCGTTACTCTAAGCCTTTTGAAACTGTACAGATTAAGATTCCATACGAAACTGGTATGAACCCTTATAGCGGTATGGTAGATATGTGCGAGAAAGCAGGCATACTAAAGCAAGAAGGCAACAGATTAAAATATGTTGATCCTACTACTGGTGAGGAATTCAAATTCTACCGAAAAGAATGGAAAGATGATAAATTAGATATGATAATGAAGAATTTTCATAT